CATGAGCACTGGTGGAGACTTCAACTTCACCGCAACAGGGAACTTCAACGTCGGTGTTGGTGGTGCTGTAAATATCCAGGCTGGCGGAGCGATGCTTCTTGCGGCTTGTGGTGCAACGAACATCTCCGGTAAAGGGATCAATCTGGACTCAGGTGCAGCGTTCAACATCCTTGCTTCAGGTGATCTGCTTCAGACTGCTTCGAACATTCACTTGAACGGCCCTGGCGCTGCAGCAGCTGAATGTCCAACGGCTCCGACAGTTGTACCGAATCATGAACCTTGGACTCGCCCTGGCACGAAGGGCAAGCGGAATAAGAACTGGAAAGCTTGATGGCTAGCAAACTACCACTGTACCGAGGGTTCAGCACCGCTTCGTACCTGTCGAACAAGAAGCGTGGCTTCAGCCTGACTGGCGTGGATCTCGTAAAGCAGGATCTGTGGAACCACTTGTACACGATTCCAGGCGAGCGCGTGCATCAGCCAAACTTCGGCACGCGCATTCCTTTGCTTGCATTCGAACCGCTCGATCAGAAGACACTTGACATCGTCCGTGAAGACCTCACGAAGGTCATTGATTATGATCCACGCGTCCGTCTGATTGACATGTCGATCAACGCGCTGCCAGATCTGAATGCAATCGCTGCGTTCGTGGATCTGTTGTTCGTCGAGCTCGATGTGAAAGAAACCCTCCGTCTAGAATTCAACGTAGGCTGATCATGAAACTGAATGAGCTTTTTGGATCTGCTGATCACGGCGCCGAAGTTGAGAACTCAGAGCACCACTTCAACGTGAAGAAGATGATTGGTGATCGACTGATTTCCTTCTCTGCAGACCGTAGCGACAGAGACGATTGGGAAGTTTCATTCGCTGAATGGCGTGGTGATAAGGTATCTGTCGATATGACAGGTAGCGGGAATGAAATCCAGGTGATGTCATTCGTGGTGGCGTGCATGCGCGACTTCATTAAGCGGCGAAACCCAGAGCGAATTGTCTTTGGGTCGGAATTCAGCGACAAGTCGCGATCAACGGTGTACCACCATTTGGTGAAGCGATTCGGTGGCGACTACGAATTGTCTCCAGATGATGGTGAACATGGCCTTGACCTGTTCGCGCTGACAAGGAAAGACAAATGAAGCTGAATGAGCTGTTTGATAAAGAAGATCACGGCGGTAAAGTTGCCGTAGATCGTAAGAACGGATATGACCCTGTCTTTGAAGTCACGAAGCAGATTGGCGGCCGTGAAATCACGTTCACCGTTGAAAAAGATTTGGGTGTGAGATACGTGATCTCGTTCAGCGAAGACTCTGAGCAAACCGAGTCTGGCGAGAAATCAAATCACGGCTTGACTGGTAGTGGAAATGAAATTGAAGTGATGTCGTTCGTGATGGCGTGCATGCGAGAGTTCATTCAAAAGTTCAATCCAAAGGCCATGGAATTTAGTGCGTTTAAAACCGAGCAATCACGTGTTCAGCTTTACAAACGGATGATCAAGCGATTCGCAAATGATTTCGACACTCAGGAAGTCGAAAAGGCATGGCAAGGCCGCGTTGGGTACGAATCCACGGTATTCCTCCTGACAAGGAAAGACAAATGAAGCTGAATGAACTTTTTAAAGCTGCTGATCACGGTGGTACCGTTCGTGACCGCAATCATGGAATGTTTGAGATTGAAAAGAAGATCGGCGATCGCGTCATTCGATTTGTCGCGCACCAAGACAGAATCACTTGGGAAGTTCTATTCTCTGAATTGACTGATGATGTCTGGGCCGATGGTGAGCAGAAAGTAAAGACCGATCTTACTGGAAGCGGCAATGAAGTCGAGGTTTTCCAGTTCGTTCTGAATTGCTTCCGTTCACTGATCAAGGAACACAATCCGAAGCGAATGGAATTCTCGGCTAAGAAGTCCGAAGAGTCGCGCGTGAAGTTGTACAGACGAATGGTCAAGCGATTCGCCGATGCATACCTCGTTCGTGAGTTCGAAACAGGCCTGGGTCGTGCCGAGAAGTACATCCTGTTCGAGCTGAATCGACGCGTGACCGTGGACGAAGGCGCAATGAAGCGCTCGGATCCGTACATCAGCGGCGAGCAGGATTACCCAGTCCAGAAGGATGCCAAGTTCCGGAGCGATCTTTCACCGCACAAGAAGATGCTCGCGAACACGGCTCAGAAAGCCGGGAAGACCCTTGCCGATGCAGAAGCTGCATGGGAAAAGGTCAAGGGCGAGGTCAGCAAAGACCTGCAGAACTACTGGGCGATCGTGCAGTTCCGCTTCAAGCGCGAGCTCGGACTGGTCTAGTTTGGCAACTCGATGTACCAACCATCTTCAGTGTTCTCGGCCATCCAGATGCCTTTACAGAGCATACCGCGCAGCCAGAACGTAAGGGCGCTCTCGTCACACTCGATGTGAACGATATCGCCCTTCGCGGCGATCGGCGGTTCCAGATCGAGCGTACCATCGAGCACCGTGAAGAACGGCGGGATCTCCAGGTCCTTCGTCTTGAACAGGAAGAAGCGGCTCATAGGTATCCTTAGTTCGCCATGGGGGTTGGGGTGAGCTCGACCGCGTACCAGCCTTCTTCCGGGTTCTCGGACATCCAGACTTTGCCGATGCCGAGCAGCCAGAACGCGAGGGAGTTCTCGTCGCACTCGACCTGAACGACCTCGCCATCCGCGTCGATCGGCGGCGGTTCCAGGCAACCAGAGGTGGTCACTACCGTGAAGAACGGCGGGATTTCCAGGTCCTTCATCTTAAACAGGAAGAAGCGGCTCATGATCAGAAGTCCTTAATCAGGTCCAGATCCATCCGGGGGTCGGCGATAACGCCTTCCACGAACTGCGCGTTCATCTGGACCGTTTGCCCACGGTGAACAGACGCGCGTTCTTCCGAGTAGTCTGCTTCGGTGTTCTTGATCCCGGCGCAGTGGGCGAGCTGGCCGTACCAAACGAAGTCGTCAAGATCAGGTTTTGCGTGCATGGTGAATTATACAGCATCCTGCGCGAACCAGGAAAACTGTTACATTCACCCATTCCGAGCAGAACGTAAATAGCTTACTTCAGTTCCGGACAAACCATGGCATTTCGCAATACAAACTCAGCCGAGAGCTGGGAAAAGATCTACGAAGCTTTCGCACAGGTGAACTTCACCTCGTTCGACGCGAACACGATCAAGCAATCGCTCGTTGACTATCTGCGGATCTATTACGCAGAAGTATTCAATGACCTGATCCAGTCCTCTGAACTGATCGCCATGCTCGAGATGTTCGCGTACGTTGCTGAACAGCTCGCGTACCGTGTCGACATGGTCAGCCATGAGAACTTCATCACGACCGCGCAGCGTAAGCAATCGATCCTGCGTCTCGCGAAGCTCATTTCGTACAAGGCAACTCGGAACATCCCAGTCCGTGGCCTCGTGAAGATGACCTCGATCAAGACTTCGGAACGAGTGATCGACTCCCGCGGTGTTGACCTGTCCGGTCTGACAATCGTTTGGAATGACCCGAACAACGCGAACTGGAAGGAACAATTCTTCCTCGTCGCGAATCGCGTCCTGAGCACTCGTTTCGGCCAACCACAGAAGACGTACCAAGTCGGTGACGTTGTAATGGATCTGTACGCGCTGAACGCTGAGTCCTCGTCGTTCACGAACGGTGTGCACGCATTCACCGCTTCGACCGGCCTTGACAGCTACCCAATGGAAGTTGTTCCTGCTGACGTCGATGAGAATGGTCCACTGGAACGCGAGCCAGACATGTCCGCTCCTCTGTCGCTGCTGTACGCGAACGACGGTATTGGCGACGGCTCTGACTACACCGGCTTCCTGATGTACGTGAAGCAGGGTATGCTTGCTCGCATTGACTACACCCTGGCCGACAAGCTCCCAAATCGTCGCGTTGAGTTCCTGCCGAACAACGTGAATCACACTGACGTCTGGGTTCAGAAGCTCGACGAACAGCAGAACATCTCGGAACGCTGGAAGCAAGTTTCGACCGTGAACGAGCAGAACCTGATCTTCAACGATGATCGTTCTACACGCTCGAAGTACGAAGTCGACACGATGGAGAACGATCAAATTGCGATCGTGTTCGGCGACGGCGACTTCGTGAACGCTCCGCAAGGTCTGTTCCGCTTCTGGATGCGCTCGTCCGCTAACCGCGCGATCGTGATCCAGAAGAACAAGATCGTGAACGAGCCAATGACGTTCACGTACGTGTCGAACACTGGGAACACCCAGTCCTGCTCGGTCACGTTCAGCCTGACAACCACTCTCCAGAACGGTGCTGCATCGGAATCGATCGAGCACGTTCGTCAGTCCGCTCCAAGCACGTACTACGCTCAGAACCGTATTGTGAACGGTCAAGATGCGAACACATTCATGCTCAAGGATCCTTCGATCCTTCGCCTGAAGGCGGTTAATCGCACGTTCGCTGGTCAGCCAAAGTACATCGACTGGAACGACGCTTCCGGCTCGTACGAGAACGTGAACATCTTCGGTGATGACCTCGTGATGCGGTACGAACTGGGTCTGAACTCTTTGACGACGTCCCTGTCTGGCCAAGCGCTGATTGACTCCGTGATCGAGCCTCTGCTCGAGTCGAATGGCGTGATCAACGCAATGCTGCACATCTCGGCTACGGATCCTGCAACGCAAGGTGTTGTGTCCTCGCCACGTCGCTCGTTCATTGAGGACAATCGTGCTGGTCTTTACAAGGCGCCTACTGGCGGCTATGTGAAGCTTCTTGATGGTTCCACTGCTGACGGCTCGCTGAAAGAAAAGACAGCGATGCAGGGTCTGATTGACCGTCACTGGTACGGTGAACCACTCGAGTACGTTGAAGGTCAGAACTCGCAGATTTACGCTCGCATCCCTGATCCAGATCTGTTCCCGAAGGACGACTCGCGTATCTACGCTGCGGCTGTGCCACGCACGATCGACGGCGTGAACAAGTTCCCACCAGGCGACATCGGTTCCGGTCTGCAGCCAATCGCTGAGCAGGATTACTTCGCGCTTCGGTACAATCGTTATGTGACGGGTATCGGTTCGGGTACAATCACGATCTTGAACCGCCCACAGGGCGCTGTGCAAGGTGAAGTCTGGACGATTGAAGTTGCTGCTGACGGTCAGACGCTGAATGTTCGTTCGAATCTGCGCGGCACGTTCCCAACGGGCTCGGTCGGTACGACGTACGACATCACTCCAACTGGTTATCAGACTCCAGTGCCGTTCTTCCTGATTACGCAGAGCTCGATTCTGTTCGAACCAGGTGACGCATTCGTTCTCGACACTGGTGTCTCTGGCGCGCCAGTTGGACGCTCGACATCCTCGCATGGCGGCGCTTACCGGAACAATGGTGTGTCGTCTACTCCAGGTGCGATCAATCTGAACGGTTGGTGGGAAATCCTCGGCTACTCGCAGCTTCCACATTACTCTGGCGGTCAAGTTATCAACGGTGACGAACTGCTGTTCACGATGGACGACAGCGTTGCCATGAAGCAACACAGCTGGCTCGTGTTCGTTCGTAAGATTCGTCAACAACCAACGAACAACGTGATCGGCTACGAAGTCCATCACCGCGATCTGAAGCTCACGATCCAATCGCCTTCCACGAAGTTCTGGTTCAATGAGGTCGATCAGATCCTTGACCAAGACACGAAGAAGCGCGTATTTGATAACATCAAGATCTTGCGCTCAAATCTGGACAGCACTGGTGCTCCACTCGGCAAGAGCCAAGTGTACGACGTTGTTGGCGCTGTGAAGAGCGGTGAAGGCCTTATTGACTTCCACAAGCTTCAAGTTGTTCCAACTGATTTGCTTCAAGAAGACTCGTCTGGTGACTTGGTTCCTGACCGTCTGCTCCAGTACGAAACGTTCTCGAACGACTCGTACGAGTACTTCGAGCTCGCAATTCCTACAGCGCTCCTCGATCCAATCGATGATGCGCTGAAGTACGCTGACGCGAAGAACGCAACGTACCTGCCTGGGGCGTTCGTTGATGTTGACATGGTCTTCGGCCGTCGTCAACGCATGCCTTCGATCGAAGCAGCTCAAGCTGACTCCGGTCTGGACTTCATGTGGCAGCACTTTGCACCAAGCACGAACATCATCGATCCTTCGGTCACGAACATTCATGATGCGTACGTCCTGACACAGGGCTACTACGACTCGGTGATCAGCTTCCTCCGTGGTCTGACGACTTCAGCTCCAGTTGCTCCAACTCCACTGGATCTGCGCTCGGCATATGGGTACCTGTTGAAGAACAAGATGCTCTCTGACACGATCGTGCTCCACCCTGGCAAGCTCCGTCTGCTGTTCGGTTCTTTGGCTGAGCCTCAGTTCCGCGCGAAGTTCAAGGTTGTCCGTGCTCCAGGTGCGACACTCACGAACGAGCGCATCAAGGAAGAGCTGCTGAACACGATGAACACGTACTTCGACATCTCGAACTGGGATTTCGGTGAAACGTTCTATGTGACTGAGCTGATCGCTCTGATGCACCAGCGTCTGCCATCTGAGATCGCTTCGGTTGTTCTCGTTCCGTTGTACAGCACGAACTCGTTCGGTGACATGTTCACGGTCGAGTGCGGCTTCGATGAAATCCTGCAATCAGCTGCTCAGTTGACTGACATCGAAATCGTCGAAGCTCTGACCCCAACGATCATCCGTCAGGTGCGCTGATGAAGCTTCAAGAATTGATGGACCGTGAGATCAAGTACACGATTGAACGCGACACCGATAAAACATTCATGGTGAAGGCCGTGATCGAGAATCGAGAGATCCTGTTCTCTGCAGCTGTCCATAGCGCTGGTGAAGAAAGCGGTGGCCATCCGTACGTGTACATTGAGTTCAGTGAACTGAGGATGTCAACGCGAGCTGATGGCGAGATTTACCCGCGTCGTGTGTATGACAAGACCGGAAACGGTGGTGAAATGCAGGTTCTTTCGTTCATCTCGTCTATGATCAAGAAAACTCTCGCGAAGTTCAATCCAGACATGATCCGCTTCGGTGCAGAAAAAGAAGGAAGCAAAGATAATCGTGCCGACTTGTACAAGAAGCTTGGTACACGGCTGTTCAAAGATTACGCGTTGTCCGTGAACATGAGCAGTGATGGTGAGTACTCGTACTTCACGTACACGAAGAAGGACTCAAATGAAGCTGAATGAACTCCTGAACTCATGCTACGAGTTCGAGCTTGATTATTGGGGAAGCCAAGGCGCTGAAACCAGATTCACGATCGAGGATGGTGACCAGATTCACGTAGAGTTCGCGATGACGTACGTTAAGCTCGAGGACGAAGACGAACAAGATTACATGAGCGACGACTCGTTCTCTGTGGCTGAGGTGATGTTCTCTCGGGTCGACAAAGAGACGGGTGAAACAGCGTACGCAATCACGAACGGTGGCGACGCGCTGAAGATCTTCTCGACAGTCATCAAGGTCATGGAGGAGTTCGCTGCCAAGGAACGTCCAGCTGTTATCTCGTTCAGCTCACGTAAGACTGAAAGCAGCCGAACATCATTCTACAAATCGCTGATCAAGAAGTTCTCTCGCACCAGTGAGTACGAGGATGGCGTGCATCTGGCGAAGAAATCACCAGAGGTCGCTTCATTGATGAAGAGCCGCCAAGAGCACGATCAGAAGGACGAACTTCTGTACATGGTTAGGAAAGATCTGTGAAGCTAATTGAACTGTTCGAAGCGAAGTTTGGTCACGATGTGCACAAGATCACCGATGTTCCGTACGACGATGATGCATCTCCAGAATTCATTGACTGGCTGGAGACCAAGCGAAAAGCCGATCCAGATAACAGCAAGATCGGCCCGCACGAAGGTAAGCACCTGAACTTGATGCTCCGTGGTTTGAAGCCAGCGGCTGTGCTCGACAATGATGAGTACGCGGCGTTCGAGAAGCACGTTCAGTCTGGTAAGCTTGTTCTGGTCAAGAAGGTCGACAAGGAGTGGGGAGACGCTACTGAGAACGGCGTGACCTCTACATACTTTATTACGCTGCCTGGAGAGGAATGGCGTGGCCGGCAACTCGCGAAGATCTATCAGAACAGCACCGCGGCGGATCATCCAGACGCGAAGGTTGGCAAACTTCTCGGGTACAGCAATTCAGAAATCCGACACTATCTGAAGAAAAATGAAACTGAATGAATTGATGGACCGCTCGGTCGAGTACGAAATCCTTGAAAATAATTCAAGGACCTTTGAAGCCAGAGCTATCATCGATGATCGCGCATTCCATTTCCTTGCTGAATACAAGTTAGGTTTGTACAATCATCACAAGATCGGCCCAGGCGGTCCGTACTGGGTTCTCACATTCTCTGAAGAAGATGAGCATGACCGGTATTACGACAAGACAGGCAAGGGCGGCGAGATGCAGGTTCTTTCTTTTGTCGCTAGCATGACCAAGAAGTTCCTTGAGAAATACGACCCAGATGTGGTCAGATTCGCGGCTGATAAGGACGAGAACAAGAAAGACAATCGTGCCTCAGTGTACCGCAAGCTTGCTAAGAAACTATTCACTGAGTACGACGCTTTCGAAGGTCCTAAGAAATATGCGAACGGCGGCGATTACGTTTTCTCAACTGACTTTGCATTCGTGAAGAAGGGCCTTGAAGTATGAAGCTGCTTGAACTATTCAACAAGACTCAGAATTACGAAATCACTGTTGACGAGACAGACGAGTTCGAGGCCGTGTTCTCCAGCAATGGTCGTGACATTAGATTTTCAGCAGGTGAAGGTGGCACAGTTGGCTACTGGAACGCTGATTTCATTGAGCAGGGAAAGAAGGGCGCGACTACAAAGATGACCGGCTCTGGTGGTGAATTCGAAGTGATGGGCACGATCAAAGAGATTGCCCTGGCGTTCGTGAAGTCGCGGAACGTGAAGTACATTGAGTTCACAGCGAAGCACTCTGATCGAGGCCGTGTTGCTACTTACACGCGGATGGTCAAGCGATTCACGCCACCAGGGTACACGTACTCGATCATGAACGACGATAACGGCAATAGCGACTCTGGTGGATGGGTGCCGGATGATGCTGTCGTATTCACGGTCACGAAGGACAAGCCAAAGAAGATCGCTGAACTGCTCGACACTGAGGTGAACTACAAGGTCACGACTGACAAGCCTTATCTGTTCGTTGTTGAAGCCGAGATCGGCGGTCGCCGTGTGATCTTTGCCGCTGAATGCGAGATGCCTGCAGCAAAGCCACAGCTCTGGAACACGGACTTCTATGAAGTCACGGAAGACGGTGAGTGGAGCACTGAAGCGACTGGTTCAGGTGGGGAGCTTGAAGTCGGTTCGCTGATCAAGAAAGCATTCACCGAGTTCATTCAGACCCGTAAGCCAGAAGCGGTTGAGTTCTCAGCGAAGCTCGATCAGAAGAACGCTCGCACAAAGATCTACCAGCGGATGGCGAAGCGAGTCCTTGGCGACAAGTACACTGAACAAAAAGAGGAAGTTAGCACGCACCATGTGTACAGGTACGTTCGGAAGATGAACGAGGCTCTTGATACTGCGGTTGATTTCAAAGTCGTCACAGACGCAGAGAACGTTTTCCGAGCGAGAGCTAAGATTGGCGATCGCTCAATCATTTTCAAGGCCGCAGCTCTGGATTACTCGCTCTCTGAGTGGGACGTTGAGTTCGTCGAAGACAACGGTACTTGGGAAACAACCAGCAAGACCGGATCTGGGAATGAGTTCGAAGTCGGTGCGATGGTCAAGAAGGCGTTCGAACAATTCGTTCGTGAGCGCAAGCCAAAGATCATCAGCTTTCTGGCGAAGCTTGACACGAAGAACTCACGTGCTCGAATCTACAAGCGGATCGCCGATCAGATTCTGGGTGACGACTACAAGTCTGGCGAGGTCGAGAAGAACGGAAGGCACGCAATCTTCAAGTACGTTCGGAAGTAGGACGGCGACACCAGAAACAGCCGAGGGACCCTAGGGTCCCTCTTTTGTTTAGCTAAACACCGATCAGATTCGGTGTCGCTCAGCGCTGCTGGAGCTGCGCCTTGAACCTTGCCTTGATCGCAGCTTCGAGCTTCTCGCCCTCTTCATGGGTCAGGTCAGGCACGCTGTCCTTGAATTCGATCTCGAACGAAGTCACGAACTCATTGTAGTGCGTGGAGTTCGAACCCTTGATCGTGCCAATGCTCTTCACGTGCTTGCGCGCTTCAGCGACGAGACCTGTGCGGTGCTCTGGGAACTCGTACACGCCAGCGAAGCTGACGTAATTCGCGCCGACGTCGAGATCAGCTAGTTGCGAGTGGCGAACACCCATGGCAACTTCGATGGCCTTCATGACCGCATCATGTACAGACGGAGCTTCGGCTTCGGTGATCATGGATTCTTGCACCTTTTCGACGAAATACTGGTGAATGGTTGCGAGAGCTTGTTCAGAGCGATCATTGATCAGGTCTTGAACGACGGACTGGAGAAGTGCTGACATGAGAATCCTTGTTGAATTCTCTATTTACTCCAGTGGGGCAGCCAGATGGATTCCGAGCGCTTGAAGATCGCGCTCGGCCTTCAGTCGGTACTCGTACCAGTACCGAATGTCGCCTGGAACCTGCGGGTCCCGGGCCTCGGCTCGCGCGAGTGCATCCATCCCGCACAGCATCTGATTGATCAGATTCGACAGCTCCTTCGCTGTCTTGGTCGGGAGTGCCATCAGTCTGCCACGTCGACGATGCCGCGGGCGACCCACACGGCCTGAATGCTTTCGTCCAGATTATCGGTCGCGTGCTTGATGCCGGCTTCAGTTAGGCCTTGGTCCATCAACACGCGCTGGGTTTCGGCCAGCTTCTCGTGCAGCTCCTCCAGATCGAGGTTCGTGAGCCGCTCGACCTTCTCGACGAGGTCATCGATCTCGAACTCGCGAGAGCAGCCGAACAGGCCAGCGATCGTGCGGATGCCTACCTCCCAGCGATCCTTGCGGACGATCTTGCCATCGCCGCGGAACTCGAAGTCTTCCGGCTTCACTTGCGGGTGCTTGAACTCTTCGGCACGGAGATCGAACTCCGTCACTTCACGTTTGTCGTTCATGATGTTCTCCTCTTGTTTTGATGTCACAGATCCACGATGCCGAGCGCTCGGCGAAACTGGTTCTGCACTTCTTTTCGTTCGGCTTCGCGAGCCCATGTCAGATGGGTGGCGACGCAGGCAGCCGTCGTTGGATTGTCGAATTCCATAGCGTCGCCGGTGGAACCCGTCAGTCTGCGCGTGATTTCCTTACCGTCTTCACGGAAGACGACTGTCACGAAGTGCGCGCCACCTTTGGAGCCGGTGCCGTAGCGGATGAATTCAGTTGCCATTTCTTCTCCTTAGTCCATGAAGCTGAAAGTTGCGGATTGATCGATGCAGCCGTGCGGTCGGTCCATCTGGATGTCCCAGAGCAGGTACTCGATCTTGACCTTCAGGATGCCGACGTCATACGACACGAACTCGTAGCTCAGCGTTCGGATTGCGAGGGCCGTGGTGCCGGAGATTTCCGTTTCGACCAGGCTGCGCATGATCTCGGTTGCTTCGCCGCTCTTCACCTTGGCAGCGAGGTCATCGGTGTCCCGGGCCGGCAGCGGCAGGTCTCGCCAAGAGCAGCTCGAACCACGCGGGGTTGTGTATCGAACTTGGAATTCCTTGGTTATTTGCATGTTCAGCTCCGTGGTATGGATGAATTGTACTACATCCCGAACTCCAATCTGTAACGGGATGTGAATTTTTACACTTTTGCCACGGGTCTAAATACCGAACTGTGATTACACGCGCATGAAGCTCATGAAAGACTACTCCCTCCCCTTCCAGGATATGACGAATCTCGTTCCGAAGAACCTTCGGAACCCGATGATCACGTCGCTGATTGATAATCTGTTCAATCGCTTCCTGACGAAGGATGAAGCGGTACCTCTGTACGGTTACGTTGGTCGCAAGCCATCGGCCCCAGACGACCGTACCCCAAAGGTTCCGCAGTCGAATCCAGAGCGTGACGTGAACGCCCTTGTGCCTGTGTTCTCGTTCAAGGTCGGAAATGAGACGTACTCGTTCACTGCACAGGATCTGATCCGCAAGGCTGAAGTCCTTGGGATCTCGGAAGATCAGTCCTCGTGGTTGTACTCCCAAGGGAACAACTACGCGCCACCGATCAACTTCGATCGGTTCACGAACTTCTTCAACTACTACTGGGTCGCGAAGTCGCTGCCTAATACGCCAGCGCTCGCATGGAATCCATCGCTCGCGCCAGAATACTACACGATCTCGGCCCCAAAGGCGACCGATCTCGACAAGCTGAACGTTGTTGCAGGAACGACACGCGCGATCGTTCTGACTGGCACTGGTTTCTACGCACAGTCGTGGGTCGTCGCTTTCTCTGACAGCACACACTTCACTGTGACGGCTTCGGGTGCTGGCCTGGCTCCAGACGAAATCGTTCAGTCATACACTCTCCCAACGATCGTAGCTGAGCAATCCTCGACGTACACCGTGAACTTCATGGCGTCTGGCGCTGGTGAAGCTCTCCTGACGTTCAAGATCATTCGCGATCCAATCTATGACGGTGACGGTGTTTGGATCGGTAACGAAAGCTTCGCTGCTGGCGATAGCTTCACGATCGCAGCCCCATTCCTGTCGAGCACGTACGGTGTGACGCCGAACGTCGGCCCGGGTGTGAAGGGCAAGATCAATGCAGTCGACTCGCTCGATCTGTACCAAGTGATTGATGGCGTTCAGATCAAAGAGAACGATCGTATCCTTGTAAAGAACCAAGGCGCCTCTGTCGATAACGGCATTTATGTTGTGAAACCAGGTGCGTTCGTTCGCGCTGCTGATTACCCAAGCACAACTGATGGTGCGCGCGTTTTTGATCGTAATCGTGAAACTCTGTACGTTGCGCAAGCATCCGGCATCTGGGTCGCTGACGGCTCGACCTCTGTGTCGAACACGAACGACTGGCAAGAGTCGAACTTCTGGATGCACCGTGATGAAGCGACTGCCGCTGGTCTCGATCTGTCGAAGATCATCCAAGCTACGCGTCCGATCATTGAGTACAACTCGAACCTGAAGCTGAACACTCGGTTCTTCATTGAGAACTCGGGTATCGTTGGTCGCATGGCCGCTCCAACTCAGCCGCACGCTGAAGCAGTGGGTACGCCAACTGATGTCGGTGGCACTGAGTACGAACAACAGAAGACTGATTTCAATCAGGCTCCACAGTTCGACTTGTACCGGTACGATGGTTCGCATGCATCGCTCGTGTCGCCAATCTTCTTCTACATGGAAGACCCAACGGCTGATATCGATCCTGCTCTGCAGCGCCGCGTCGCTCATGCCTCGAACGCATCCTCTGACTTCTTGTTCGGACACGGTCTGATCGAAGAAGGAAACAATCTCCTGTTCTACAAGACGATCGACGGTGCACTGCACTCGATCTGGCATCCAGGCCACTCGTCCGCCGAGATCACTTCTCAGTCATTCACTGGCGACGGGAATGGTCTGTTCGATGTTCAAGTGATTGATCCATTCAGCGCGCAGCAGATCTGGACGCTCGAAGCAACGAGCGCGACCACGTTCTCTGTGACTGGCTCGAAGATGAAGAGCTTGCCTGACAATCTTTCTACGATCGGCGTGAACACACCGTACAGCAATGGTCTGTTCTCCGCGATGATCCTGTCTGGTTCGATTCCATTCAAGACTGGCGACAAGTTCCAATTTGCGGTTGGTAATTTCGAGAGCGCTCGGTACGTTTACCGTGATACTGACGAACAGATCTATGACCTGTTCGAAGGTGCGAATGGTGACGCAGCAGGCATTGGTGCATGGCAGATTCCGCGGATGTTGTACAACAACGTCGCTGCGGATAATGGCGATGCAATCCCAGAAGGTACGCTGTACAGCCACTTCCGTGGTATCCTCGTGAATCAGATCGGTCAGACCCAGGACAACGCGTTCGGTGGTTCGATCAAGCTCTGGTCCGAGCAACAAAATCTGCTTGCCGCTCTGCTGATGCAGCGTGACAACACACCACTGTCGATCGTTGACTTCGCTCAGCGCAAGTACGAATCGGCTCTGAACTCGGTTGTTGATCTTTACCTGAAGGAGCTCGTGCAGTTCTTCGGTAATGAAGGTGTTCTGACTTCGCCTTCAAAGCTCGCTGACTACCTGCTCTCCGTTCGTGCAAAGGACAATGATGTCCGCACTGTTCTGTTCGACAGCACATCACCAGTGATCGGTTTCCCAGCTACGCTCCCAATGCTTGGCGTGACTCCACTGGTCAAGCCAGGCGTCGTGTTCGACAACGAGCTCGGCACTGAACTCTTCCGTCACCATGACGGTCACCTGTCGCCGATCTACCGATTCACGCAAGAATTCCGTGACCGTATGCTGTCGCCAGGAATGCTGATCAAACGCGCAGATGGCACGTTCACTCCAGCCGTTGGTTCATTCACGACTGTTCCTCCAACGGCACCGCACCGTGGTGAGCTCTGGATTTACCCAGCAGCGAACGGCAATGAGCTCCGTGCGTTCAACGTTCTGAGCGACGGTATGATCGCTCCAGTTGCTTCGGCAGTTGGTCAACACTGGTACAATCGTGCAACGAACGAGCTGAACGTCTGGGACGGCGCTCTGTGGCAGCCAGAGTCGAATCTGCTTGCACCATGGGTCGCTCTCGATCCAGCGATCCTGCTGAACGGCGTTCTCCTTGAAGTTGAGAACCGTCTGTACACTGGGATCAATGCTCAGCACAGAACGTACTTCAATGAACAAGAAGTTCAAACGGCCCTGACTGGTCCTCTGAAGGATGAGCTCCAGCGTGAGCTCGCTTCATGGGCAGCTGCGAACAAGTACGATCCAACAGCACCGAACTACGTTTCCACTGACGCGTTCACGTGGAACTACAGCTCGCTCGGTATGCCAGCTCGCTGGTTCGACGCACTGAAGGCGCACCAAGCTTCGATCGCTGGTGTGATTCCTACTTCCCGTCCGAATCTCGAGCCATGGAAGCTCCTTGGTTTCGCAGTGAAGCCAACGGACTGGAACACTCTGTACAAGGCGAACGTCACTCAGGCAATGGTTCAGAACCCTTCGCTTGGTTACATCGGTGTGACCGCAAAGGCAGTCCTCTGGTCCGAAGCTCCAACTGGCACGCCACTGAATGGTCTGCCAACGGTTGATGGCAAGAACCTCTTGAACGGTGATGTTCTTCTGCTTGCCTCCGAAGCTGCTGCTTCGAACAATGGTCTGTGGATCGTTTCCTCTGGTGCCTGGAGCCGTGCTGCGACTCCGCTGGTCGCCAAGACGGTCGTCACGATCGGTACTGGTCAGCAATTCAGCGGTACACAGTGGGTCCTGATGCAGGACGTGAACTCGCCGTTCGAAGATGTTCTGTTCGAACAGGTCCGCTCGTGGAAGCTCTCGATGTGGAACGACATCAAGGCAGCTCGTCCAGGTCTGAAGCTCTCAGTGAACACTGTGAACGACGCGCTCCTGTCGCCGTACGTGAATGCTTCCTCGCCACAAGCGGCGAACGCTCTGACGAACAGTCTGCCGCTCAGCCCAGCCGATCCATACCTGTTCGGCGAAGGTTCTCCAGTTGAAACGGTCTGGCTCCGCTCGATCGAGTTCCGGTACGCCCTGACTCGTGCTCTGTTCCGCAAAGATCCAATGGCATGGCTTGGTCACTGCTGGGGCTTTGAGTGGGTTGAAGTTGATGGTATCCTGTACGATGGTTT